CATAGATGAAGAAGAATATAAAAGTACAACAAAACATAATAAGGGTTGGCATGTTGTAAAAGAAAATTTAAAAAATTATAACAAGATTGAAAATAGAACTAAGTTATATTTAAATTATATACTATTACCAAGTAACTATAAAAACATATTAAAAGTAATTGATTATATTGATTACATAGGTGGATGTAATAATTTATCTTTACGTGAAGACTTTGCTTTTCATTATGAGATAGAAGAGAGAAAAACTTTGGCAGAGTATCTTTTAAAATTTGATACTGAAATAAAAAAAAGAGGTATAAGAGTTGACTATGGTTATTCTTTATCTCAATTACTAAAAGGTATGGAAACAAAACTATTAAGAGTAACTTCGGTAGATCAATTAACTAGAAGACAATCGCCACAAGTAAAGATTGCCCTTGACCCAAGAGGTGATATATATTATTATCAAGAGGCAGCTTTTATAGATAGACCTGGGTCAGATAGACATATTTTAGGCAACATAAAAAATTCTTCTATTGAAGAAGAGCTTAAAAAAGAAGTTGAAATAGAACCTGATTTGAATGATGTAAAATATATGGACGCATTTAATCAGACTGTTGAATTATATAAATGGAGTAAGCGATGTATGAATTAAAAGATTATTTGAATTCTATTAATTATGGTAAAAATAATTTAATGGATAGTGGTGACCCAATGTGGGAAAAGAAATACCCAGCATTTGTAGTAAACAAATGTCTCGCCCCTTTTGGTGATACGATACAGTTAGTTAATGAAATGAATCGTAATCATCATCTAGACAAAAAGTTACAATATGACTTTTTACTAAATAGTTTAAGGACACGTAAAAGATTTGCACCTTGGATGAGGTCAAATAAGTCCAAAAATTTAGAGTATGTAAAAGAGTATTATGGTTATAATAATGAAAAAGGACAATCTGCTCTTAGCATATTAAACAATGAACAAATTAAAACAATAAAAGATAAATTGAATAAGGGTGGTAAACATGGAAAACGTTAAGTGGTCGAGAGAAAACATGCTCGAAATTACACTAAAGCAACCTGATGATTTCCTTAAAGTGAGAGAAACACTTTCACGTATCGGAGTTGCTTCTAGAAAAGAAAAAAAATTATATCAATCTTGCCATATACTTCATAAACAAGGCAAGTATTACATAGTACATTTCAAAGAGTTATTTGCATTAGACGGCAAGGAAACAAACTTGTCTGAGAATGACATAGGTCGTAGAAATCGTATTGCATCATTACTTTCAGATTGGGGTTTGGTATCAGTAGTTGGTAAGACTGAACCAATTGCACCACTAAGCCAAATTAAGATTATAGCGTTTAAAGAAAAAAACGATTGGATTTTAGAAACAAAATATAATATTGGAAAGTCTAAGGACTCTAGTGATGGCAATACAAAATCTACCACAACTTAAAAAACAATTACGACTGATAGAAGAAAGTCATTTAATCTACAAACCTTTTGGTGAGTATGGTAGATATCGTTTTCCAAAAGAAGTTGTTAAAAGTTCATCTTTAGTTTATAGCATTGGGGTATCGAAAGATTGTGATATGGAAATTGCTATGGCAACTGACAACCCCGATTTAAAATTTCATTGTTTTGATGGTTCACCACAATCAAAAAAATGGTGGGATACTGATAGTTGGCCATTTAAACCATCGATGACTTTTCATAATGTTTGTTATGCACCTGATAATAATACCAATGTTCCATTTTATTACAATCCATTAAAAGAAATAGAAACTAGAATAGGATATGGTGATAGACCATATGGTAGAGAATACAATTTAAAACCACACTTTATTAATGCTGTTGAAAACGTATATGAAGATAGCAAACAAAAACATGTTTTAGTAGAGACACAAAATTTTAGAACCATGATTAGTAAACATGGATTACCTGACATAATTAAAGCAGACACTTGGGGAATATGGTATGAAACCTGTAAAGAAATATTAGATTATAACATACCAGTAAGATGTTTTCATATTAGAGCACATTTATTTTGTCCAACACCAGAGGAAAAACTATTTGATTTAATTGAAATAATAAGCGATTTTAAAGAAAAAGGATATGAAGCATATCTAACACGACCAAGAGAAAACTTTGGATGTGACATGTTTTTTTTAAAAAGTAATTGACAATAAGATACTAATAATATATTATGGTAAACGATGAGTAAGTTTTATACAAATGTTATACAATGGGGAAACAATCTTTTACTAAGAGAGATTGTCAACGGTGAACGTATTAATCGTAGGATTAAATACTCGCCTACTATGTTTTGCCCCGTCATGAGAGAAACAAAATACAAAACTCTTCAAGGCAAATATGTGATGCCTGTTAAACATGAGACTATCAAGGAAGCCAAGAATTGGATTCAACAATACGAAGATCAGCCTCATTTGGTATATGGTAATACCAACTTTCAATTTAATTATCTGTATGAACAATATCCTAACCTTGAGTGGAATATGGATGAAGTATTAATTATTACAATTGATATTGAGGTTGCTTGTGAGAATGGTTTTCCAAATGTAAAAGATGCAGCTGAAGAAATGTTATCCATTACAATTAAAAATCAACAGAATAAGCAAATATTTGTTTGGGGTGTAGGTAAGTATCAAACAAGTAGAAAAGATGTTGTGTATATTGAATGTGATAATGAATACGAATTACTTACAGAGTTTCTAAAGTTTTGGAAAGTAAATCAACCAGATGTTATCACTGGTTGGAATACAGAATTTTTTGATATACCTTATTTGTGTAATCGTATTAAAAGAATAATGGGTGAAGATACTTTAAAAGATTTATCACCATGGAGATCAGTATTATCCAAAACAATATATCAAATGGGAAGACAACATCAAATATACGAAATACAAGGTGTTGCAGCTCTTGACTATTATGACCTATATAGAAAATTTACATACACCAATCAAGAGAGTTACAAACTAGATCATATTGCTAGTGTAGAACTTGGTATTAAGAAAGATGAAAATCCACATGATACATTTAGAGATTGGTATACAAATGACTTTCAATCTTTTATAGATTATAATATCAAAGACGTTGAGATAGTTGACCAACTAGAAGACAAGATGAAACTAATTGAACTATGTTTAACAATGGCATATGAGGCAAAAGTAAATTATGTTGATGTTCTTGGTACAGTTCGTTATTGGGATATGTTAATACACAACTACTTAATGGATAAAAAAATTGTTATACCACAAAAAACTGATAAAGAAAAATCTGACAAGTATGAAGGTGCATATGTTAAAGACCCACAGGTTGGTGAACATAAATGGGTTGTGTCTTTTGACTTGAATAGTTTGTATCCACATCTAATTATGCAATATAACATTTCACCAGAAACATTAAAGAGTGAAAGAACTGTACCTAATATGAACGTGGATAAGATGTTAAGTAAATCAGTTGATACATCTATATTAGAAAATACTACCATGACACCAAACGGTGCTTTGTTTAGAACTGATAAAAAAGGTTTCTTACCTGAGATGATGCAAACAATGTATGATGATAGAGTTAAGTATAAACGAGCAATGTTAGATGCTAAACAAGAATATGAAAAAACTAAAAATGTAAAATTATTAAAAATGATATCTAAGTTCGACAATATTCAAATGGCAAGAAAGATTTCACTTAACTCAGCTTATGGTGCGATTGGTAACAAATGGTTTAGATATTACAATTTACCTATGGCAGAAGCAATAACCACTTCTGGTCAACTATCTATTCGTTGGATTGAACATAAGATAAATGAATACATGAATAATATAAATCAAACAAAAGATGTTGATTATGTTATTGCGTCTGATACAGACTCAGTTTATATTCGATTCGATGAACTAATAGAAAAATTTAATCCAAAAAACCCAGTTGACTTTCTTGATAAAATAGCTAAGGATAAAGTAGAACCATTTATTAATCAAGCGTATCAAGAACTTGCTGATTACACACACGCATACGATCAGAAAATGCAAATGAAACGTGAAGTGATTGCAGACAAAGGTATATGGACAGCAAAGAAAAGATATATTTTAAATGCACATGACGTTGAGGGTGTTCGTTATCAAGAACCTAAATTAAAAATCATGGGAATAGAAGCAGTTAAGTCTTCAACACCAGCACCTTGTCGTGAAAAGATTAAACAAGCATTACGTATTATTATGGATGGTAACGAAAAAGAATTAAATACATTTATTCAAAACTTTAGAACTGAGTTTCTAACACTACCACCAGAGGATGTGGCATATCCTAGAAGTGTGAATGGTCTAGATAAGTGGACTGAATCACACAATCTATTTAAAAAGGGAGCACCAATACATGTCAAAGGTGCTATATTATACAATTATCTAGTTAAGAAAAATAAACTATCTCACAAATACCCATTTATACAAGAGGGTGATAAGATTAAATTTTTACATATGCAATTACCAAACATATATCAATCATCTAGTATTTCATTTATTACTTCATTACCAAAAGAAATAAAGTTTGCTGTTGATTATGAAACACAATTTGAAAAGTCTTTTATAGAACCTTTACATTATATTACTGAAAAAATTAAATGGAACGTAGATAGAACTTATGGTACTCAAGGTACTCTAGATGAATTTTTTGTATGATAGATAAACTATTAGTTGAAAATATAGAACAAACAACACCAGATCAAAATGTGGCAGTATTATTGTCTGGTGGAGTTGATAGTATATCAGTTGCATTGGCAGCTCATAGACTAGGAAAAACTATAACAGCATATTCTTTTTGCCTTGACAACGAGCCCTCTTATGATTATAATAAGGCTAAAGAGATTGCAAAGAATCACAATTGGGCATTTGTAGGAACTATAATAGACACTACAAAACTTGAACAAGACTTTTACAAGTTGGTAAGTTTGGGATGCAAAAAGAAAACTCATTATGAATGTGTGTATCCTTTTTTACATGTATACCCAAAGATTGCAGAGACTTATGTACTCTCTGGTTGGGCAGCAGATGGTTATTATGGAGTAAGTAAAAAAGCAAACATCCATTATAAACATACTAAAGAAAAGTTTGATGAGTTTAGAGATAACTATTTCTTACCAGAAAATGCAGCTGGATATAAAATGCATAAAAAAGTTTCGGATATGTATAACAAAAAATTTATTACACCATATCTGAGAAAGAATGTGAAAGATTATTTTTATAGTATGGATTGGTATCAATTAAATCAACCTTATCAAAAACATCACGTAAGAACTGCTTTTAATCTTGACAAAGACGTTAAGAAACATTTAAACTTACAATTAGATTCAAAAATAAATGTATTGTTTGAAAGACTGCTAAATAATAAAAAGATAAACTATAAAGGAAGATCAAGAGTAATGGATATGGTTAGAGATTGGCCTAAACCTGAAGGTGCAACACTAAATCAATTTATGATATGAAATACAAACCTTACTTAATGAAAGATGTACACGCTGGAGAAGCTCTGAATAAGTTTAGAGTTATATCTACTTTCGCTGGTGGCGGAGGTTCATCTACAGGTTACAGACTTGCTGGTGGTAAAATACTTGCAATTAATGAGTTTGTAGAAGAGGCAAGAAATACTTACAGAGATAATTATCCTAACACACCAATTCTTGATGGTGATATAAAAGAACTTACAGGCAAAGACTTTTTAGAAGTAACAAAATTAAAAGAAGGTGAACTAGAATTATTAGATGGTAGTCCACCTTGTTCAGCATTTAGTATGTGTGGTACTCTTGCAAGAGAGGGAACTGTACATAGTGA